TTAATCAGGATGGAAATGCAGATGCAAATGTCTAGCATCTATAAAGGTCTTGGTGGCTTCGGTGGTATCATGAGTATGATTACAGGTGGTGGTAACGCTGCTGGTAACGCAATGTTTGATGCTGGCTTTAATCAAATGGTTCCTATGGCTAAAGGTGGTGCTTTCACAAATAGCATCGTAGATAGTCCTACATTGTTTGCTTTTGCTAAAGGTGCTGGTGTTATGGGTGAAGCTGGACCTGAAGCTATCATGCCTCTACGCAGGGGTGCTGATGGTTCTCTAGGTGTTGTAGCTGCTGGTGCTTCCTCTTCAAATGTACAGGTTGTAGTTAACAACAACAGTACTGCTACTGCAAGCGCAAAGGAAACTGTAGATAGTCGTGGTAATCGTAAGATTGAAGTTACCATTGGTGACATGGTTGCTGCTGAAGTTCATAGAAAAGGTAGTGCTGTAAATACAGCAGTTAACTCTTCTCGTAATCAACTCGTAAGGAGATAATCATGGCAGTATCATACATATGGCCTATATCATTACCGCAGAAGCCTAATACAAATTATTCAGAATCTGGAGGAGTACTAATTGTTCGTTCTCCAATGGATTCTGGACCTGCAAAAGAACGCAAAAGAGGAAACAGACCTCAGACTTTAACTTTAAATTTTGATATGACGGATGCACAAGTTGTTACTCTAGAAACATTTGTTAAGAGTACAATCAATGGTGTGGCTAGATTTGGTTTTACTCATCCTAGAACAAATAGTTCCGTTGAAGTTAGACTAATACCTTCTGGTGATGGTCAACTATATGATATCAAATATTTATCTCCCGGTTATTGGTCTATTTCATTAAGTATGGAGGTATTACCTTGAGTCGTGCATTAAGTACAAATGCTCTTAAAGCTGTATTATCACCGAATAGTGATTCTACACTAATTATATTATTGACATTGACTGGTGGGGGTATTACTACTCCTATCAGGCTTTGCGATAACTATACACAGAGAATCAGCGAAACTGCTGATGATCAAACTTATGGTGTTATTAGCAGAGGTAATTCCTATACGTTTTTACCAATGCAAATTAACTTACCAAATGAAGAGAGTGGTTCATTACCTAGAGCTAACATTACATTATTTGATGTTACAAGGTATGTGATGCCTGAGTTAAGGCAACTAACAGGACCACCTTCCGTTTTAATAGAGTTAGTATTGAGCACATCCGTTAATACATTAGAAGCTGATTTCGCAGGTCTAAAATTAGCAGGTGTAACTTACACTAAAGATTCAATCACTGGTCAACTTGTTGTTGATGGATTAGATACAGAGCCTTTTCCATCGCATTCATTTTTACCAAGTTCTTTTCCGGGATTATTTTAATGAAAAAAATGTGGAATGATTATGTAGGTATTCCCTACAAATTACACGGCAGAGATGAAGACGGTTTAGACTGTTGGGGATTGGTGCGCCTAATTTACAAAGAGCAAAAAGATATTGATCTTCCTAGTTTTTCTGAAGAATATCTAAACTCAGATGATGTTCGTCATAATGAAGAAGTTATTGCACGACATAAAGAAGGTTGGTCTTTATCTAATGATTATACTGTAGGCGATGTAGCTTTATTTAGAATCAATGGTTCAGAGTCACACGTAGGCGTTATCATTGATGACAATAAGTTTATTCATGCCCGAGAAGGTAATAGTGTAACAATTGAAAAACTTGATTCTGTTCAATGGCGTAGAAGACTTGTGGGTGTCTACAAGTACACAAGTAAAGTAGAAGCTTATATTCATGCTGTTGTAAATCCACTAAAAACATTAAGACTCGATCTTATTGTACATCCCGGTCAAAGCTTGCAAGATATTGTAGATGGTTTACAAACAAAACAGAAGCTTGATCCAAAAATATTCGTTAACCATGTTCTATTCTTAGATGGTTATCCTGTATCTAAAACACAATGGGCAACTACTATTCTAAAAGAAGGTCAGCATGTAGACTATCGTGTTGTACCAACAGGTGGTGGTGCTGGTAGACTCTTAGCTACATTAGCAGTTATGGTTGTAGCTTTTTATGCTGCTCCTTATATTGTAGGTGCATTGGGTGGTACTGCAGCAACCGCTGGTGTTGCTGGTGTTGGTTTTGGTGGACTAAGTTACACAGCTTCACTTGCTATTGCAACAACGGGTATTAACATCGTTGGTGGTTTACTAGTCAATGCACTATTCCCAATTAGACCACCAGAGCAAGGCGGTAATGCTAGTGCTTTCAAGAACACCAACTTAATTCAAGGTGGATCAAACAGAGAAAATCAATACGGTTCAATCCCTGTTGTACTAGGAAGATTACGTTATACACCTCCAGTTGGTGCTAAAACTTTCGTTGAGAATGATGGTGATACTAGCTATCTAAGAATGCTTGCTATTTGGGGATATGGTCCTTTACAAGTTACTGATGTAAAATTAGGCAATGTTCCTTTATCTTCATATGATGAAATTGAACATCAAACGCTATATGGTACTGCTGAAGACACTTCTGCCAATATTAATAAGTTCAATGCTATCTATGGTCAAGATGTAACTCAGCAAAATCCTAACTTAGAGCTTGAGTGCAAACGTCAGTACATTACACAAGTTATTGTTACTGGTGGTAATACTTTTGAAGTTACCGTAAATCAGCAAGGTAAAGATAAAGTACATGATTTACAGGTTGGTGATCCAATTCAGACTCTTAGTTTTTGGAATGGTGCAACTGGTGAAGTAATAACTACTGATCCAGTCAACGGTGGTATATACAGTCAAATAGTTCAAGAAGATGTTAGTGTTAAAGATTTAATAGTAACTCAAATCATTAGTGAAACTGTGTTCAAATGTCAAGTTTCCACTGGTAGTTATACAAACGGTACATTTACTCCTGATGAGTCAACGAGATGTTTTTTCACAGGTGGTAACCCTTGGAGTGAATTTACTATTGGTCAAGAAGTTGATCGCATTGGTGTAACTTTAAATTTCCCACAAGGTTTATATGGTCTAACCAGTGGAGGTGATGACGCACAAAGAGAAGTAAGTGTTTCTATTCAATTACGACCCGTGGGTGAGACAACTTGGAATGAAGCATTTGAAACAGTATATAATGATAGCTTTACATTATCTTCTGCTTATTATAATATTGACAATGATGCAGAATTAGAATCCGTCTATCAGTGGCATTATGTTAATGTTACTTCAGAAGGTAAATTAGTACTGCGTTCTGGTTCCATAACTAATAATAAAAATGCAAATCCAAGCGGAACTTTGTTAACTAGATTACAACAGGCTTCTGGTGTAGGTTTTAATTCTACTTTTGAATACTTACCTGCTGTATTATCTCAAGAAGAAACAATCTATAAAGTTTGTGTTTATGGTAATGTAATTACAGATGTAGTGGATACTCGTTCTGGTGTTATTTCTTCAGGTTGTGCAAGTAATATTGCTGCGGGTACTGGTTTATCTGCTGCAAGATTTTTCAGTGTAGCCAGTGGTGTTATTATTAGAATTTCTGAAAACGATCCTACTTTTGATCTTACAAAGAGTACTTTTTTCTTGAAAGATATTATTAAGTACGGTTATTCTAAAACTATATCTTTTAATGTATCACGAGCAAATTATGAAGTTAGAGTAAAACGAACAAATTCCAATACTTACATCACGGATACAACATCAGATACCTGCATATTATCTTCTATTACAGGTTACACAAATACTAGACCTATTGTTTTACCTAAAGATAGTTACAATAGTCCAATTAAATTAGCACGTTCTGCTTTGAAGATTCGTTCAACTGGTCAGATCAACGGTTTAGTTGAAGGTGTTACTGGTACTGTACAAACTCTTGGTGAAGATTTCCAAGGTGGAGTATGGGTTGCAAATCAACCTATTAGAAACCCCGCAGCTTTGTTTAGACACGTTCTAAAGCATCAAGGTAATGCAAAGGCTTCTTCTGTTCTAATTGATGATGTAGCAATCAATGATTGGTATACATATTGTAAGACTAATGCTTTTAACTTTGACAAGATTATTTTAGATGCATCTTCTTTACTTGAAGTATTAAAGGATATTGCTGCTGCTGGTAGAGCTTCACCTACAATGGTTGATGGTAAATGGTCTGTTGTTGTTGATGTACCAAAGACTACAATCGCACAGCATTTTACACCGCATAACTCTTGGGGTTTTGAAGGTACAAGATCGTTCCCTCAACTTCCACATGCATTCAGAGTAAACTTTAACAATTCTGAAAAGGGTTGGCAAGCTGATGAAATGATTGTATATAACGATGGTTACACTTCCGCTAATTCTACATTGTTTGAAACAATCGAATTACCCGGAGTTACTGAACCAAAGAATATTTACAAACATGCTAGATTCCATCTTGCTCAATTAAAGTTAAGACCAGAAATTTATACTCTAAACGTAGATATTGAGCACGTTATTTGTACTCGTGGTGATAGAGTAAAAGTAGTCCATGATGTTCCAACTTGGGGTGTTGGTTCTGGTAGAATAACTTCTGTCATTGCTTACACTGGTACTGTTGGTACAAGGCTTGTATTAGATGAAGCTTTACCAATGGTTGCTGGTACTATTTACGCTGTAAGGATTAGAACTCAATCAAATTCTAGTTTTGTTAAAACAGTAAGACCTGTTGGTTTAAGCGAATATTATGAGGAATTAGAATTAGTAAATTATTCTGGTGGTGTTTTTACTGCTTATGATGCAACTTCCGATAATTTAAATCCTGATGATTTATTATTATTTGGTGAATATAATCAAGAATCAGTTGATCTAATTGTTCAGTCAATTGAACCATCTGATAATATGTCTGCTAGATTAACGCTAGTTGATTATTCTCCAGCTATCTATAATTCAGATTCAGAAGTTATCCCTGCATTTAATAGTCAAATAACAAAACCCGCTGGTTCATTAGAAAGTGTAATTACTTATATTCCTACAATAGAATCAACTAAGATTGTTAGTGATGATAAAGTAATGGAAAAAGTTGGACCTAGTAGTTTTATCTATAAGATGCTAGTACCAATTACACCTTTAAATACTACAAATGCTTCTTTACAAAAGATTAAATATCTACAAGGTGAAATTAAACTTAGTACTGGTAAAGTTTGGCAGAATGCTATTAACACCAAAATAGAAGATAAAGGTATATTATTTACTTCTGTTGTAGAAGGTGCTGCTTATGATATCAGAGTCAGATATATTTCTGATGATGGTAAAGTAGGTGCATGGTCCCCTATTGTAACGCATACTGTATTAGGTAAGACTGTTCCACCTGCAAATATTACAGGTTTGACAATCACTGCAGATGGTTTGACAGGTAAACTAATCTTAAAGTGGAATGAAAATACTGAAATTGATCTTAAAGGTTATGAAGTTAGAACTGAAGATGCGAACTGGGGAGTTAATAACTCTGCGTTAGTATTCTCAGGTGCAACTAATACTTGTACAACTAATCCCGCTGGTCTAAATGTAGCTAGAACATTCTATGTGAGAGCTTTGGATTTTGGTAAAAAGTACAGCCTAGCTTCTGTTTCAGCAAGTTATACTGTAACTGCTCCAGCAACTTACACTGGTACAATTACATCATCATATGCAGATACATCAACAACTAACTCTACTGTTACATTAAATTGGACAGCAGCACCAGCAGGTGTATTCGCAATTAATAAATATGAAGTTACCATTACTAAACCTACTGCTACCGTTGTGCAAGAAATCTCAGGATTAACTTGGACTACGTTAGCCAATTGGGTAGGTAATGCTACTGTTACAATTAAATCAATTGATATTCTTGGTAATAAGTCCGTTGCTGCATCTACTGGTGTAGTAATTGCTAAATCAAGACCAACTGCTCCAGCTTCTGTTACTTTTACGATATCTGACTCACAAGTTTATGCTGATTGGGCAGATGTTGCTAAAACAACTCTTCCAGTTGGTGGTTATGAAATCAGAAAGAACAACACAGGTTGGGGTACTAACGATTCCAACTTTGTATGGAGAGGTTCTGTATCCAATGCTACTTTGAAGGGTTTAATCGCTGGTGCAAATAACTGGTACATTAATACTTTTGATACTGATAATGTTTATGCATCTTCTGGTACATCAATTACATATACTGTACAAAGACCTGCAATTGCAACAAGTTTAACTGCTACATTTAGTGATACTTCAACAACTAGTGCTGTTGTAAAGTTTGATTGGATAGCTCCTGCGGTTACAACTTTTGGAATTAAAAAGTACAATGCTGTATTAACTAAACCCTCTGGTGGTACTGTAACAGCATCTTTGGATTCAACTACTTGGACAATTGCTGCTGATTGGACAGGTACTGCAACTTTAGCAATAACCACTGTTGACATGCTGGACTTTTCTTCAGCTACCAATGCAACTTTAAACGTAGTAAAATCAGCACCAAATAATGTAGGTACTGTTACTTTTACACCTTCAGTTAATGAAATGGTTGTGAAATGGACACCAATTGCTAAAACAACTCTTCCTATTGCTGGTTACGAAATTAGAGCTAATGACACGGGTTGGGGTACTTCAACAGGTTTAACTTGGAGAGGTGCAACAAACACTACATCAATTGGTTCTCTCAGTACTGGTTCAAATGTTTTCTATATTAAAGCTTTTGATACAGAAGGTGTTTATAGTACATTGGCTACTTCTTTTGATCTAGTGGTTAATGCACCCTTGGCTTCCAATTCTCTAGTCACAACTTATGCTAACACTTCTACAAGTGGTACAACAGTTACTTTTAAGTGGACAGGAAACAAAGGTACTTTTGATATCGCATCCTACAATATTACTCTCACTAAACCGGGAAGTATTGTAATAACCGCTAACGTATCAGCTAATACTTTCACAACTGCTGCTGATTGGTTAGGTGATGCTGCACTCGCTATTGTGGCTGTAGATACCTCTAATAACGCAGGTGCTACCTTTAGCTCTACCATAGGTAAAACTAGACCTGTTGCACCAACTACTGTTACAACAACTGCTTCACCAACTGGTTTAACAATCGCTTGGAACGAAGGTGTCAAAGGTAGTTTACCAATTGCTGGTTATGAACTAAGAGCAACTGGTAGTTCTCCCGGAGGTACTGATTACATTTGGAAAGGTACAGCTTCTTCTGTTACTGTTTCAAATCTAGTTTTAGGTGCTAACACTTGGGACTTATGGGCATTTGATACTGACTTGCGTTATTCACTTGTTGCTCGTCCAGTTAGCTACACTACTGTAAGACCAAGTAATCCTCAGACTTTATCTGGAGCGTTTAACACTTCATTGACCAACTCCTTAGCTGAGTTCAAATGGGTTAAGCCATCTACTAGTGTATTCGGTATTGCTAGATATGAAGTTTCATTGACTACAACTAATCCTGTCAGAACAATTAATAGTACTAGACTTACTACTGATTGGGCTGTACCTGCTGATTGGTTAGGTGATGCTACTTTGTCTGTAACTGCTTACGACAATCTTGGTTTTGCTTCACTTGCACAAACATTTGTATTAGCTAAATTTGTTCCAAATCAACCCGGAGCATTCTTAACTCCCGGTATTAAAGGTACTGCGTTATCTTTGGATTGGCCTGATAATATTAAAACATCACTACCTATTGTTGGTTATGAACTAAGAAGTTCTGATACTAATTGGGGTGGTACTGGTTTTATTTGGAAAGGTTCTGCATCTAATACTTCTGTTGACATGGTTGGTGTTACAAGCGGTACTACTTCAAGCTGGTATTTAAGAGCGTATGATTCAGATAATAGATATAGTTCTTCATCTAGACTATTTCAATACACTGTAGCTGCACCTGTAAATACTGCAAGTATAACTTATCAGTTCGTTGATACAAGTCTAACAAGTGCTACTGTATCTTTAAGATGGTTAGATACTTCTCCTACTTTTGGTTTAAAGCATTATGAAATTACAGGTGCATTGTCTGTACCCACTACCACAACTGCAAACAGTAATTTATTAACTCTAACAAGTACAAAAGGTATTCTTGTAAATGATGTTCTATCAGGTAATGCAAACATTCCCGCAGGTAGAAGAGTTACTCAGATTATAAGTCTAACTCAATTGTATATTGATAATGCTGCTGGTGTTCTTGCTGGTACTTCTATTGGTACTGTCTACAATAATATTAATTACTCAAATTCTACATCAGTAACGCAAGACGCTGATTGGTTGGGTAATAAAACTTATACAGTAAGAACAGTGGACTTAATTGGTAATAAATCAACAGGAACTTCTATTAGTGTAACTAAAGAATTACCTCATGCTGCTAGTAACTTAAAAGCACAGGTTATTGACAATACAGTATTGTTGTATTGGGACTTACCTCAGATTACATCGCTTCCAATTTCACACGTTCTTATCAAGAAAGGTGCTACTTGGAATACAGCAAGTATAATCGGT